GTTCCCGCTCCAACGGAACATAAAGAACCACTTCGCTTCTCCGAAAGATGAGTCCTTGTCCACTTACAGGACCGCCTTTAGGATAGATCTGTTCACCCTGCAAAGGTGTGTTACAGATGATGCGTACAACGATGAACAGGTTCTCGTCAGGGAGTCTAACACGACGCGCGTTGCTGCGGAACTTGTCTTGAAAGATAGGCAGATTCGCAAAAACGTTATTACTTACGCCATTCCTACCGTGGGTGGAGAGTGTGGTTCGGTTGTTGTCTTTAAAGGCAAAATCATAGGAATACATGCTCACGGAAACGGTTCCTTAGGGTCAGCCACCCGCGTAAATGCAGCTCTTCTGGAAGCATCGTACGCACACCCTGAGAGTGAGGAAGCTCTGCCAATGTCGGAGTTTGAGGCGTTTGATTATGACAGGTCGGGAATGGGTGAAAATCAGAACTATGATGAGGATGTCCATTCGGGCATTCGCGTTGGCGTTCTTGATCCACCCATGAACACCTTTGTCACCTCCAGCTTCGTCGAGTGGAACAAAAACGACGAGCTGAAACCTACGGTCGTTCCTGTAAACGCGTCTATCAGGAATTACCCAGTTGCTAGAGCTAAGTATGGGTTTAAACCCTACGATATAGATCCGGAAGTTAGAGACCTGGCGGTTATGGCCTATAAAACTTACCTGCTTCGGTTGATGAAACCTTCCACTTTTAGGAGAAACCTAACCTTCGATGAGGCCGTCGCTGGTGTCCCAGGTACCTCCATAAAATCCTTGGACAATACGACCAGTCCTGGGTTCCCGTATAATTACGATCATGTAAAACGGGACCAAATTTATAAAATCGACGAGGCAGGAAAGCTCGTTAAAGGACCTTTGTGGCCTCGACTTATAAGCGACGCTCAGGAGGACGTGAGGCTCATGTGCCACGACTACACCCCAGCGTTCGTCTACTCTGACAATTTGAAAATGGAGCTTCGTGCCCCAGAGAAAGTCGATAAACCCCGTATGATAGCGGGAGCACCCTTGGGTCACACGTTTCTGGCCAGAATCCACTTTGGAGCCTTTATGGCTTTCATGAGTGACAATAATGGCCTCAACGATATGTTAATTGGAGCAGATCCACATGTGGATTGGGACTTCTACCAGAGGAAAATGACGAGTGTAAGTGATGGTGAGAGAGAGTGTTTTGGTGATTTTTCGG